CTGCACAAAATAAGAAGGCATTAATCCCTCTGTTACTGCACTTGTTATGTAATCAATATAAATTGTTTTTTCATTTGTAAATATAGCTGGGCCAGAAGTAGTATAAAAAATCTCAAAAGATCTAATCGGTGAAGAACCGGTACTGCCTGTATTATAAACCTGGAATGGTTGAGCAGCTACAGCAGTAGAAGGTAAATCATATCGATAAGTCCACTCTCCTATTGGAGCTGTTGAAGATTGTGATAATTGTAATTTTGTAAATGCAAAGCTCCATTGATACATTGATAGAGTTTGTCTTTTAACTGTTTCGTAAATATTATTACATACAGCAGCAGCATCATTAGATGTATCACTAAATGAACTTATTGTATCTGAACCTAGCAAATTTAATGCTTGGTTGCATATCGTTATATTTGTTTCGCCACTTGCCATATTTTTTTCAATTCATATTCTTTTTAAGAATAGGCCCTTATACAGGGCCTATCCTGTTTTACTATTTTCTTCTAATCGCTGTCATCTGCAGCAATAGCTAAACCATCTGCAATATCAACAACAGTACCGGTATTAGAAACAACAGGAGATAATAAATATCCCCTAGTTCCACCAGTAGTGTGATGTATCCACATAAGATCGCCAACTTTTAATAAATCAGCAGCCGAATTAAAATATCCAACCACTCTTATTACAGTTGCAGCATCAGTAGAAGTGTAAGCCCACATTTGTGGAGCATTACCAGCTTTAGATTGACCTCCAATAGGTGTCAATCCTGTTTGACTATATGCCATAAGTTATATCTCCCTATTGTTATTCTCGACAAGTGACTTCAGTTATACCTTCATCATCGATTGCGATTGATCCAGCAGAGAACATACTGTTCACCAAGAAAGAAGTTTTCTCTGGAACATAATTGATCTCTGTTTTTTGGGCCATATTTTCGGCCATACCAATAGCAGATCTGTGAAAAGCATAAACTTTTCTGTCACTTGAACCATCAACAGACAATCCTCCTTCATCTCTATCACCAATAGTTATGAACTTGAAACCTAAAAAGGAATTAAGCTCACCAGACACAAGTCCTTTTATAGAGGCATAGTCGCCACTAATTGCTCTTTCATCGCCTAATAAACCGGCTAATGAATTTGCATGGATCAAGATGTGTCTGTCATCTAAAGGAACATTTTTAGCATCCATTGCTTTTTTAGCAGCAATGAGCTTTCCAACATTCAAGTTTGATGCAGTAGCAGTTCCAGAAGTAACAACTGTATTTGCAACTGTGTTTGGTGAAGAGGCTCCGGAAAGAGCATCTATGATAAGTTGGTCTAATCTTCGGCCAATAGCTTTCGATACTACTTGTACTAATTCCGATCTTTCATCAAAATTAACTTTTGCTTGATGAAATATATCAGAATACTCTGCTGCATTGTAATCAGACATTGTAGCTGTAACTTGTGAATAAGTTACATTCAATGGTGTTACATCAGTTTGAGGTATTCTAACAGTAGCAGATCCTTTACCTAGTTTAGGAAATTTATAAGTATTTCCATTAACACTAGATCTTAATCTAACAGCACTTCTCAAGACACTTTCTGCTTGAAAAGCCTGTTTAACTTCTGCATCGAAAAGAGTTACAAAAGCATTTGTTATCGATTGTGCCATCGTTTTCTCCTTAATTAAACATTAATAAATATCAGTTGTCTGGAACAGCCAGGCTGAAGATGGTGTCTTAATTCCACCAGCCAGAAGGCCAAAAAGAAATTCGGTTATCTTCAATTAGATAACTATTAAACTTTAAAACAAAAGTAAAGAGATAAAATTAAATATTATTCATAAGCTCTATAAATTCTATAATAACAACTAAAGCTAACTCGATTGCAAGAATGGTATGATAAATGTGCCAAACAATACCATTACCTTTTTTCTTGCTCATTAGATTTCCCCTGTGCTTGTAGCAACTCCAGGATATGCTTTAGCAAAATGATCCTCAACTTTTCGTCTAAATGCCGGATCTGTTTTATATTTAGGATCAGCTACCATTGATTGTAACTCTTCCTTGCTTGGCATTCCATCAGCATTAATAGGAGTTGTTGGTATTGTACTCTCCCCATAATACTTACGAACTTTATTTAAAGCATTAATACCATTGGCAGTAGCAGCAAAGATTTTAAACTCTTCAAAATCACTTTCACTCCATACTCCTTTAGATACCAATCCTTTACCCCAAGTAGAAATCCCTTGAATGACTTGATCAGCATTAGGCCCAAGAGCTTTTCTTTCTGTATCATCATCAATTCTCTCTGCCTCTTGTTGTTTAGAAGTGATCTCTCTAAATTGATTAACAAGTTTATCAAAACCAACTTGAGTAGGTTTGTTATCTTTGGCCCACTCCACAAACATATCGGCTATTTGATCACCTTCCTCAATACCTTCTAAAGCAGACACATCATATTCTTTAGGTGCTTTATGCTTACCCATCGAAAATGCTTTCTGCAACTCTTTATAAGAAGTATTTAAGTCCTCAACTTTTACACCAGACTTATCATCCCAGAATTTTTTTTCTAGGTACTCTGGTTTTTCAAGTTTGACTTCTTCTTTCTTTTCTTCTGAAGGAACATTCTTTTGTTCCTCAACCTTATGAGGTATATCTTCTGGTTCTTTTTCTGTTTCATCAGTTTTTAAATCAGATAATAAACCTTCTGGTTTTTTTTCTTCTACTTTTTCTTCAACTTTATTTTCTTCTTCAGCCATTGTTCTTCGCCCTCTCTATGCGTGTTTGAATATCTCTGATCACAGAATTTTGGCCCTCTCTTGCGTATCCAAAAGAAGGTTCACTTCCAGGTATCCATGTTGTTTGTTTTAATGTTTTAGATATTAAATATTCCAAAACCTTTTTACCATCTTTAGTATTAAAGGTTCTAGCAATAGCAACATCTATTTCCCTTTGGTCATCTTTAGGTTTCTCACCTAAAACTTCTAATCCTTCCCATCCAGGGAGATTAATATCTCCATCAGCCATTATGCCATCGCCTCTTGCTCAACAGCAGTTGCTGGTTCTTGAGGAGGAGGAGGAGTTTGATCTGGAGGAGCTGCCGGAGCTGCCGGAGCTGCCGGAGCTGCCGGAGCACCACCCTGTCCATTAGCTTGTGCACTCATCATTTGTTGCGACATTTCCATAGCTTGTTTTTGTATCATTTGTTTTTCTTCTTCAGTAGTTCTTAAATCAGAAGGTATCCCTAATTTGTCTGCTACAAAAGCAGCAATCTTATCTGGTTTAATTTCAGATATTCCTCCAGGGCCTAAAGCATTAGCAATTTGGAAGAACTGCATTACTTCATTTACTTCTTCTAAATTTTGTGCTTTAGCCAATGGAGAAATAGGAACTACCTTAATTTCTAATCCATTAACCTTTAATGGTAATTCAATTAAACCTTTTTCATTCATTATATGTAAAACTCTTCTAACAATAGGAACCATTGTTTCTGTTATTAATCTTCCAAAAGCTGCACCCATATTTTGTGCTAACTCTTTCATTCTCTCTACAATCTCTGTTGCAGATCTTGCAGACATATTATCTGGAGGAAGAGTATCATCTAGTAAAGTTTTTTTAATATTCATTCTTAAATCATTAATAACAATTTGAGATACATTAAAATCTCCAGCTCTAGGCAATGGAGCTAATGATGCACCTTGTGGGCCACCATTTCTTGCAACAGGAATAATTGCACCTGGAGTTATTTTTATATTGTTAGGATTTAAAACACCATCATCGGCAGCAGTATAAATTCCAGAAATTGCTAGTGATGCGTTTTTTAATAATAATTCTAATGTTTTATTTAAAGTCTTAATATCTGGAATGGCTGTAGTGAGTGGGCCTCTTCCCATGACTTCACCTGGTACTTTCATATACCTACTTACCACCCATGGTGTTTGTTCCATTCTTCTATAAACTAATTCTGATTTAGATTTTTCGTGTATTATATGATAACAATAATCTTTAACTATAGGATCAACAATAACAGCCTCGAATAATTCAATAAGCTCTTGAGGCTTTTCTTTTATTTTTAATTGTAAAGATTGTGGAAGAGTAGCATCTGGAAATTGTCTTGTGATTGCCTCTCCTCTAATTTTAAATTTTCTATAAACATTATCAACTGTACCACTTGGCCCTTCTTCTAAAGCAACTAGATATTGTGGAACCGGAGTAAAGGTAATAGGATTAAGATCATCTCCTGGCTGAATTAACATGACAGCAGTACCTACAGAAAGATCTAATAGAAATTCTCCAATCGCTAAATCAAAATTGGATTGTCTTAAAACAGAAAACAATTTATCTAAATAAAGATCTAATGCTGTTTGAACTTCCGACTTTCTCTCTTTAGGTATATCATTCCCAGGTTCTAATCTGCACCATCTTTTGTATGGAGGGAAAAGTCCAGATTGTATTCTGTTTGCAAATCGTTGAGTGGAATGAATAGCTGTACTGTCAAAAACTCTGGACATCTTTCCTTGTCCAGGAACATTACCTTCATAATAACCATCATAGAGATTTCTTTGAGGAAGAGCATATTGGTAACACTCTTCATAAGTAGATCTCCAATTTTCTTTTGTGGCAAATGCTTGTTTATGCCTATTCAATACTTCCGGTACTTCCAATCTCATTGCCATAATAAACTATCTTAAAAAAGAACTATACCTATAACTATACCAGCAGCCACATAAATCATGTGTCGTTTATGGTCTAGCCAAAACTTTTGTGCTTTGATTTTGATATTATTCATCTTCATCGCCTTCCTTCCTTTTTTGCTCTTCTTCTTTTTCTCCTTGACTTAATTTTATAAATCTAGGATTTCTTATAAACTCTGGTCTATCTCTATCCATACTGTGAACTTTCAGAACCTAGTTTCGCTTTTCTAGGATTTCTTATTGAGTTTCCACCACCAAGGCTTTGTCTTGTAAAATCACCAGCTAATAAACCACCTTTTCTACTTCTACCAATTTTTGAAGAACCTGATCTTGGCATTAATCTTCTAGTAGTTTTTTTCCCTGTAGCTTTTGTTTTGTATTCAATATCTTTTTCTGATTGAGCAATATTTCTTTGTTGAACTTCTGGTCGTCTTTGACCTAGTGGGCTTGATAAAATTTTTACCGGAGCCGATACTATTTTTTTAATTACTCTTGCTGGAGATCCACCCATTATACATACCTCTTATCAAAATCGTATGGATTTCTAATTGGATCTACTCTTGTTAATGTTGTTCCTGTACCTAACATTGGTATAGCTCTATTTTGATTAACAAGTAATCTACCACCTTTTCTTTGAGCTCTGGATTTAGATGCAATCTGTCTTAATTCCTTTTGCTCTTTAGCATCAACTCTAGCCTCTCTCTCATCCAATAATTTATTGGAAGTATCAAGTTGAGCCGGTGGAGTGTATTTAGGAACTTTGAATATACTACCCATTAGAATAACCTCGCAAACATAATATAATTGATTTTATCAACTCCATAATTTTTTAATATACCTTCTTTTTTAAAATACAGGCTTTTTATCCATTTGACAGCAAGTACATTTCGTGAACTGATAGTAACTTGTAACCTATGCAAAGACAATTCTTTTGCTGCCAACTCCATAAAAGCTAAAGCTCCTTTGTGAAATTGTATTCTATGCTTACGAATAAGAGTTTGATCTGGTATTAACCACAATTCTGCTACACCTTCCCATTGAGGAACTACTCCGAAACATAATACAGGCTTACCTTTTCCTAATACAACATAACCATAACCTTGTTGAGTAGCTGCATCTAAAAATTCTAACCATCCTGGAAATAATTTAAGATGTATTTTGTCATCTTCTCCAAGATCCATTAAATTAATAAGATAAGATTTAAAAGGTAATACTATATAATCAACACCATCAACTTTAAATATTTTTTCTATTGTTAGAATATCCACTACACCATTGTTCCTAATATATTTTTCTTTTCTTCTGTGCTTTTAGTATTAGCCTTTTCATAAGTAGCTCTTGATCCTTTAGGAGCTTTAAATCTTTTCATTCTCTCATCGGTACAGGATACAAAAAATTGTTTTTGTAAATCACAATCTCCAAGTTTCCAAACTTTTACAAGCCAGATAATTTTTTGATCACTCATCCGAATACATCAAAATCTAAAGGAGCTACTGCCGGTTTCATTCGACTAGCAGCATTCCCTCTGGTTAATCTTCTATGCTCACCACCTCCCAACATTAAATACATAAAAGCATCTCCGACATGGGAATGATCATTTTTATTAGGTTGATCTCTATATCTTTCTCCTCCAGAGATTTGTATTCTTCTAAAGTGATAACCTCCGGCTAAAGATTTTCTTAATCGCTGACATCTTTTATCAATTAATAATCCAGCCTTACCTTGTATCAATCTATTCATCGGAGCTGCACCAGCCTCTCTCCTAACTCTAAAATCATTTGTAGCAGTTGGTCTAGCAACAAGTCCGAGAGTTCTTAAATGATCAAAGGCTGTAACTTCAAAAATTTCATCTCTCTTCTGTCCAGATGGATCTCCCCAGATAAAGACATCGAATTTAGGAAATCGAGTTTCTAATTCTCCTTTTAACATTTGACCAAATCTTTCCAGGCCCATATCAAAAGTTACTAGCTCATGTATGATTACCCATCGACCATTAGAATGTTTCTGTCCGAATACTGCTGCTGGAGTTAAACCAAAGTCCACACCTACTTGAATAGGATATTGAATATCCGGTTCAATAAAATCTGCTACCATTAAGGTATCATCGTATTCTGATATAACCGGCTTTCCTTCTTGGACATAAGTATATTTTGCTTGAGCATAACATCTAATCCAATCTAAATTCTTTCCGAGTAATGTTTGTTCATAATATCCTGTCGGTAAATTCTTTTTATTTTCTGTTTTATCTTTTACCTTCCACCACTTGCCGGTACTTAAAACATAACCATTAGCCTCTGGATTATCTGGCAGCTCTCCTGGAGATACTTCTTCAACAGCACCAGGTTGTTTAAAAAATTTCCAGGCATACTTACCT